GGTGCTGGCTGTTCTGTCCACGTAAAGCCATCGACGCTGACAGCGTGAGACCCGTCGGAAAACACGGCGGCCACCGGGATACCGTCCTCCATGACGAAAACTGATAATTCCCGCTCCTGCACAGGTGCTGAACGGGCTTGCTTGATGGCGGCGATGGCTTCATCATGCTTTGCGCTTCGTGAACTCCAGTAAACCTCTTGCAACGCCTCCAGCGCCAAGTCCAATGCTTTGTCTTTGTTCATGTTCCTTTTGTCCCCCACTCAGGCATCTTTTCATTGGCGGTAAGCGACTCAAGCTGAACATACAGATTGTCCAAGCCGGGATCGCCAAAGCTGCGGCTGCAATAGTGCGCCCAAAACCATGCGGCCTCTTCCCAAAGACATTCCCTGAACAGCCTGTCGCGCACAAATGCGCCGGGGCTGTTGGGCATATAGCACATCTTGGGATTTTCAATCTCGGCTCTCATAGCCGCTGCAATGGCTGTGTAGTTCATTTTTGTCCTATCTTGTTAAGTGTCCACTCAAGCAGTTCTTGCTGAGTAATGTCATAGTAAGCCACAAATCCTTTACTGCCTAGTCCGTGAAAACCCTCATCTCCTCTGTGATGTTCCACACATAGCGGAATCAGCGTCTTGTAGTCGCCTTTGCCCCAGCCGCCTTCTCTCAGATGGTGAAGCTCTACAGGACCGGGTTCGTGGTCGCCATACAAATGATGACATAGCGCACAGCCTAGACTTGCTACAGCCTGCTTATGCTTCTTCTCTGCGTTCTTCAATCGTGACTCCGTTTGTGTTGGCCCAGTACAGCAGCCATTCTGTGAAGCTGGTTGCCTGCTCTTTGGTGAATCGTCTGCTTTGATGGCCCAGTTGGACAACACGCTCGCCGTCAATGCTTGGCATGATCTTGCTGATGGACTTCATCTCGCCACTTTCGTGCGCCCACTGGTCAATCAAAAATCGCTTCCACGACTCCTGTGTCCAGCGGCTACCGTGCAGCATGGCCTGCTTGGCAATCTGCCCGATGATGCTGTGATACATTTTCTCTTGGTCACGGCTTTTCATGTCGGGTGTCATAAAACCCCAATCATGCGTAAAGCGTCTTCAGGGCCATCAATGCGGTGGAGGCTACCTCCCATCCAATTTCCAAAAAAGTCTTGCTGTAGCCTCGTTAAAGCCTTTTTAGGGCCATCCTTGATCTCGACCAAAAATGTCTGATTGTTGTAGCCAACCAAAAGGTCAACAGGTAGGCCAATGATCCAGACATAAGCCCCTGCTGCTCTAAGTGCGCTCACAACTTGTGCCTGATTTGCGTCCACCCTAGCGGCATATCTCATATCAATTTCCTATCTTGTAATCTTTAAAAATTGTTCCTTTGCTAGCATCTCCTCGCCAACATTCTTTAACCCAACCACGCTTGCCAGATTTGTAAGTGCGCCAATGACCACGCGCTTGATGCCTTCTGGGGCTTGCGTGCGTACCGCCTTGTGCTTCACTTTGATATTTTGATGGCTCTATGACAACTGTGTGCCAGTCATACAAGGGCTTTAATCCGCGCTTTGCACGGCTTACGTTAGCCTTATGTGGTGTTGGCACATATGCCTCTACCTTCATGTCCAAAGATGCGTAAAACATAGTCACAATGGCGCACATCATTGATTGGTCTTGCGGATCAATCGGCTTGTCTACTGGGCCAACTTTTGGCTCACCATTGTGTTCGGCAAACAAAAATGAGCCAAGAGCTTTGTAACCTTTTGGTTTCATAAACCATCCAGATACTACAGTTGCCTCTGGCTCTGCTAACACAGACAGCATAAAGTCACCCTGCTCTGTGCGACCACAAAGCATCATATTTTTGTACGGTGCAGGATGTAGCAAATATTTGCGTTGGTCATAACCAATATATTCTTTAATTGCACCAGTCACATCAAACCATTGCATTTCTGTCGGGTCAAGATCAGAAACCAAAACCATCTTTATCATTTCTTTAATTAAAGGTGTCATTCCAGTTCTCCGTCTTGTAGTTTCTTCATGTAGCCACGAATGCGCTGTACTGAGCCAGTGCCGTAGCGTCTTTCAAGGTATTCAATGCGTTCAGCAGTTAGGACGCTGCGCTTGAGTGTTTGGTAGGTGCAAAGCAAAACTCTTGCTTCGCCCAACTCAATCATGTACCTGTCGCCTTCGTCTGATATTGGTCTTCTGGTCATTTAATCTCCACAAAAACAAGCTACTACTTCTTCGTTTGCGTCAAACATATCTCGTTGCTTTTCACCATAACCAGACATCTGGCTATAAGTTGGGTGATCTCTTGAAAAATGAACAACAGACGGCTTAAAGTTGTCTTTTGCGTACTGCTCCATTTCTACCCACCAAGTTGCTCTGCTAGGTTTTTCTTGAATTAGCGACAAAATTTGAGCCACTGGCTTGTGAAAACAAAGATCGCAGTTGGAATGAAAACTTTTTCCGTTATACATGGGAGTTTGCAAGTTAAACGGCTGACTTTCCCAAAAATTTCCAATATGAGTGGAAACAACTCCAGCATCAGCAAGAGGAACTAAAAAATCACCAATCCAATTTTTGTTATGGTCAACACCGCTTTTTCCTCTCATCTTTACAACTCTGCGTTGTTCATCTGAACGTATTCCAACCATTTGGGCGCATGGGTTGTCATCAGTGCCTATTCCGTTGTCTTTAATGTATTTATGAACAACATCAATTTTTAGTTCTTTTGTGCAAAACCTCATAAAACCATTTGGTAAAGCCTTCTTTTTGATGCACATATCTCGAAATGGTTCTCCATTTCTACTGGCTGTATCAAAATTTACAATTTCATAACCAAGATCATTGTCTCGCCACTCAAGCCAAACAATCGGCACATTCCAATGTTCTGAACAGTCTTGCACAAAGCGCAAAGTCGCTTCTTCTTCTTTACCTGTATTCGCAAAACAAACAACAGCGTCTTCAGGTAGGCTCATGTCGTGAGCCTCTAGCACTTTGTAAAGCATATAGGCAGATGTTCTGCCACCGCTAAAGCTAATGCAAGTTGGCTCAAGAATTTTGTATAAATTGCTCATAATTGACTTGGGTAAGGGTTAAGGGCAATCAAGCCCCACTTCATTTGCGGATACTTGCGAACAATGTCTGTTTTTTGCAGACGTTGTATAGCCGCCCACACTTGCTTTGTTGTCCAGCCAGTGATAATTTCAATATCCTTGCTGGACAGTTCGCCGTGTTCAAGTAGTTTCTTCAATGCGTAAGTTCTTGTCATCGGTGTTTACCCTATGCTCTTTTGGTTACAGACATGATTTGTTGACGGATGTGGTCAGGCATTGGCACAGCCTTTTGACGGTCTGCCTCAATTTTAAGCAGCACAGGGTCAGGACCAGAGTGTTGGGCAGGGACTGTTGTTCGGGCAATGTCAGCAGCCTGTTGGGCAAAAGATGGTTTTCCACGAATCTTGGCCCAATCCTCCCTAACAGCCTCCATAAAAGCCAAGTCCCAATCAAGGTACTGGTAGCCGTTCATTTTTGCTTTACGGGTAAAAGCATCAAGATGCTCATCAAGTTTGTCAAAGCCTTTTTGTTTGGCCCAATCTTTGACTCTCTGACTAACAGAAAAATCATCTGATATTGAAGTCTTGCGCTTGGGTTTAGCAGGCTTGCCCTGCGGCAATTCTTTCTTGTGTTCTGTGTTTTGTGTAATGTGTTCTGTGTTATGTGTAGCATTGCCTTCGGATTGCGTTCGCAATGCGTTCGCATCAACAGCTAAGTCTTTGTTTTTGTTAGGCTTTTTGTCCCAACGAGCCTTTGCACTCTGACTTGCCTTACTAGATTTTTCTCCGGCCTTTGCCAATTCTTTGTTGGCACGATGATGAATCCAACCATTATCAGTTAGCTCAAAATACTCGCGCAATACGACTGCAATGCAGTCGCTATGCGAACGCATACGAATCTGTCTTGCCACCTCTACCTCATCTAAAGGTATTGGACTTTCGTGAAGGTAGTACCAATCAAGCAAACGCCGATAGGTAAGGTCTTCCATCTCAGAAAGATGTTCGGTATGGCTTTTGTAATCGCCAATATTGAATTGGTAATAGTGCATTGAAGCAACTCCGCAAATCTCCCGGAAAGAAACAACGGCAGGTGGGGAGTTCACTTTTCAGCAGAGTAGCTACTCTCTGCCTAGCCGGGTTTCAGATAACTATACCACCAATTAAGCCCTTGAGACAGTGGTGATTGGATGCGGGTTGTAGTTGGTCGGCCTGCCAGCATTCTTGGCGTTGGCAATGTCCTGCCTGCTTATTAACGTACATTCCTTGCTGCGCCAATCAAAGGCGTTGCCAGTTGATTTGACCATTCCATCAGACCAGTACTGTGTCTCTTGCATATCCTGACCAACCTTTTTGCCCGTCAGTTTGTAGGACCAATTGCGCCTGTCCTTGAGGGTAATGTTCTTGATGTGGTCGGGTTCTATCAAGCCATCCTTTAGTAACTCATCTCTGATCTGAGCCGTGCTGGCCTCAAACTTGGTTGCCATGTTGTTCATTATTGTTCGGTGCGCCTTTGGACCGTACTTCAGTTGGTCAAGGTAGAACCGCTTTGCTTGTAGCATATCTTCATTTCCTTTTTTGCAGTTAATTCAATAGCTCGGGCCAAGAGAGCAACAGTAGCTGCCTCAAAGTCTCCGGGATCGAAAGTGTAATGTTTGACAGCTTGGATTGCAGTAACGCAAAGCTCCTGTGCTGCAACAGTTTCGTGGTGGTCTGGTGTAGTCATGCTGGCGAGGTTATCATTGTTGACCAGCTTGTCTATTAGGGTATGTCCTAGTATTTTTTTTGATTGTTGCGTCATAACATTGAGGCTCAACAAGACAGGAGTTCACATGAACACAGTATTTCTTACACGGGTTCGCGGCTTGTACTGCGTAGAAGGTGTGCCAACACACATTCAACGCCACAACTGCCGGCAATGGATTAAGTCAATCCGCTTTCTTGGCGACAAATGGTTGTTGGCCAAACAAATTTCGAGGGTCCAATGAAAGTTTATCTAGCAATTAACAAAGTCCAAGCTGAACTTGCAAAACAAGGCATTGGCAAAGATCGTAAAAATCAAGCCCAAGGCTACAAGTTTCGATCTATTGATGACGTTTACAACGTGTTGTCATCAATCCTTGCTGAAAATAATCTTTGTGTTTTGCCTCGCATCCTTTCACGCGATCTTAGATTGGCTGAAACAAAAAGTGGCGGTTCAATGCACTATGTAACAGTTGAAGCTGAATTTGATTTTGTTTCAAGTGAAGACGGAACAAAACACACCGTAAAAAGTTATGGTGAAGCAATGGATTCAGGCGACAAAGCAACTAACAAAGCAATGTCGGCGGCTCACAAGTATGCTATGTTGATGGCGTTTTCTATTCCAACAGAAGGTGACAATGACTCTGACCAAGCACCACAAGAGGTTAAAAAACCAGAATTGACAAACAGCCGATTTAATAACGCAGTACAAAAAATCATTGCAAAAGAGTATACGGTTGAACAACTGCGTGACACGTTTACTTTGACAGCAGAACAAGATTCTGCATTGGTACAGGCTTTAGCAAATGCTTAAATTTAGAGCATCATCACTGGCTGAAATCATGACTGACCCAAAAGGCAAAGACGAAACTTTGTCTGTTGGAGCCAAGACTGCCATCATCAAACAGGCCAAAGAATTCATCTACGGCTATGACGAAATCATCACTTCAAAGTACATGACAAAAGGTCTTGAAGTTGAAGATCAATCTATTGAACTACTTAACTCCGTACTGTTCACTAACTTTGTTAAGAACACTGAGCGCAAGACAAATGATTGGATTACTGGTGAATGCGACATTGTTGGAAACAACAAGATTCACGACATCAAGTCATCATGGTCGTTGTCAACTTTTCCTGTGCTTGCCTCTCAAGGTGAAGATAAGACCTACGAATGGCAAGGCAGGGCGTACATGATGTTGTGGGACATGGATGAGTTTGAGATTGACTATTGCTTGGTGTCTACGCCAGCGCATTTGATTGGTTATGAGAATCCAGCCATCCACAATGTTGACCACATTACACCCGAGTTGCGGGTTACAAGAGTTCTTTACAAACGCGACATGGCGTTAGAGGACAAAATAAAAAAGAAGGTAGAGGAGGCAAACAAGTTCTATGAACAAATCATCAAACAAATCTCGAAAGAGCATGAAGGAAATCTATGAATAGTCTAACAATTGCTGGTCAGCTTGGGCGTGATGCTGAAGTAAGGCATTTGCCTAACGGCGATGCTGTAGCAAACTTTTCTATTGCTGACAGTCAAGGCAAAGACAAAGATGCTATTTGGTGGAACTGCCAATTATTTGGCAAACGCGCAGAGTCATTGGCTCAGTACCTTACAAAAGGTCAGGCCGTAACTGTTACTGGCAACGTAAGTCAGCGCAAATACACCGACAAGAACGGCGTTGAAAAGTTAAGCACAGACGTTCGCGTTAACGATGTTGCTTTGCAAGGTGGCCGCAAAGAAGGCGCAGCACCACAAGCAGCAAAACCAAAGAATCAAGGCAGTGGCTTTGAAAACATGGATGATGACATCCCCTTTTAACTTGGAGAACTGAAATGAAAAAACTGATCATTGCTTTAACACTCGCAGCATCTGCCACAGCCGTGTGGGCCACTTGCTCCACTCACACAGTTTTCCAAGGCAACCGTATGGTCACTTGCACCACTTGCTGCTACGGTAGCAATTGCACTACAACCTGCTTCTGATTAACGGGCCTGAAAGCGGATGCTGCGTAGTGCCGTCACGGACTCTAGAGCGCAGTGCAGCGAGTAAGGCCCACCTTACTAGGACAAGACATGACATATGCCAACAAGTTCAAAGATTTCTTTGACATCAAATTCCCTCGTGTTAGGGCAAGTGATCCCATCACATCGTTTGAGGCGGCAGACTCGGTTAAAGAGGTTACTGCAAAGCATCACAAGATTATCCTTGAGTGCTTAGAAAACAACGGGCCACTTGGCAAGGATGGCATTGCAAAGTTGACTGGCCTTGAGAGCAATCAGGTTGCTAGACGCCTTAACGAGTTAAAGGTTATGTGCCTTATCACGTTGACAGGCAACACAGTTAAATCAAATTCTGGACGTAATGAAAGAGAGTGGACAGTATGAGCTATTCAATGATTGAGATGGACGTAATTCGTTGGGGAATGGAGCGTCAAATCGTACAAAACAGCAACCCCAGAGCGCAAGCCATTAAGACGCTGGAAGAAGTTGGCGAATTGATGCAAGCAATTACAGCCAAAGACAGAGAGGCCATGATTGACGCATACGGCGATATTCTTGTTACCCTTGTCATGGGTTGCGCCACCGCTGATCTTGACCTTGTAACCTGTTTTAAACACGCCTATGAGCAGATTAAAGACCGCAAAGGCTATCTGTCGCCAGAGGGAATCTTTGTAAAGGAGTCGTAATGATTTTTGACCTTACTACCTCTGCCCTTGATAAACAGGTATCAGGCAATCACTACAAAGACAAAGGCATCCAACCCATTGTCTACATCCATGCCAACAATCTAGGTTTTTGTGAGGCCAACGTGGTCAAGTACGTTACCCGTCATAAAGAAAAGAATGGCGCTGCTGACATTCGCAAAGCCATTCACTATCTTGAATTGCTGCTTGAGTTGGAGTATGGGAATGCAGACACTGCCGTTTGATTACAGCAGATGTGAGCCAAAGCTACCAGACTCATATTGCAAGAACTGCCGCAGATGGTTTTATCACCCTGAACAAGTTAACAATCCCTACGTTCAGTCTGTTGTCATTGTTGAGTCAAGTAGATCAGAGGCTTGCTGTTATATGCCAATATCACTCTTGAAGAAATAAGGCAATCTCTGCCTGACGCCGTTTAACGAGTCCGGGCAGGACTTTGCCACCACCCTTAGTCCATGCCATAAAAGCCTCCGCAGCACCCTCCCAATCGCCTCTATTAGCCTTCATACGGATAGTAGAGCGTTGGAGGTTGCCTAGTCCAAAATTGTAGGAAATAGAGACAAGAGCGTCAAAGCTGCCTTGACGGCCAACCACGCCGGGAACAAGTCGTAGAACACCACGTTCAAAAGAATCGACATCTTTTCGGAATAGCGCATCGATTTCATCTTTACTCCAAATGCGGAAGTCCTCTATTTGCAAAGGCATTTCTTTGCGAATCATTGGTGTGTGCTTATCAGGCACACGCACCACGGGCAATCTAATTTGCTCTTGGTACAGGACATGGCCGTAGCCAATCGTCCAGATGTGAGCAGGGCAGAGGTAGGGCTTATTCCTAAACCCTTCAAACCTGTGCATCAGGTCTTCACCGGCTTTGGACAGCTTCACTTCTTACCCCAATTGCGCGACCCGAACCAAAACCCAATGATGCCGCCAAGCATTGCCATTTCATCGCTTGAGAAGATCAGGTCAGAGTACAAGATGACATCATCAATGCTGCGAATTAAGCCGGGATGCTGATACAAGTACCAAGCCATGAAGATGTTAATCAGCACCAATTCAATAACAAAGATATAGGTGACTGTTGGCCGCACAGTACCTACATAGCTAGATACCCATGTCGATGCCTTCTCAAGAACCTTGGCATCGTGAACAAGAGCAGCTTCAGTCATCTGAGCTTCGGTCTGCATTGCCACTTGCTCTGTGCGGATTTCCTCTACCCGTGCCTGTGCTGCAAATCCAGCAGCGGCCAAAGCCAGTTCGCGTTCTGTTTGCACAGCAGCTAAAGCCAGTTCATGTTTCTGGTCGGCCTTATTTTGAAAGTATTCCAGCAGCTTAGGTAGGCCAGAGATTAACAAGCCACCAAGGGTAGAAATGAGAGATAACATTTATGCGCTCCTTGCATCCATGACAACGTAAACCCCAAAGCCTACCAAGAGAAAAATCAGTATTACGCCGCCAACCACGATAACGATTTCAACAAGCTCTTCACGCTCTTGCTTTGCCCTTAATGCACGGTCACGAGCAATCTGCGCGTCAATCTTGTCTTGCTTGTTCATGTCAGCAACACGGGCCATGATGGAATTCCATACGTCCATGTTGTTGGGGAAAAATAGCCCTTTGACCTGTTCCTCAAAGTCTTTCTGTGCTTTAAGGTCAAGTTCAATTTGAATGGCTTTGCCCATGTTGGAGCCACCACTGCTTTTGGCTTGGTCTAGCGCCTTGGTGACTTCATGCTTTTGCTCAAAGTATTTGCCAAGCAATGGGCCAAGACTCCGAACATCATCCACTGTTCCCGAAACTTCTTTAATCATGGAAACCGTCTTTTGAACAGCCGCCATGCCAGCAAGTGCTAATGTGATCGGGTCCATTACCTCACCACCTCAATAAAAACTTTGGCGCACCAAATGACAAGTCCAACGAGAAGGGCCGCAGCAACAAAACTAACGGCCCAATCTTTCATTTCAGAATCCAGACAGCCGAGAAGATCGTGCCACCCATTGACAAAATCATGATGCCAGCAGTCTTCATCATGATGCTTTCAATGCGTTTAAGTCTTGCATTGATTTGCTCGTAACGAATAGCACACACTTCCTCGTGCGTTGACAGTCGCGCTTCTGTTGCGTCAATCGTGTTCATCATCTCATCCT